TTACTCATCTAAAAAAAAGATGACTTCCGGTGGGATGCCAATCCGCAGGTAATAGCGCAATAAAGGCTCATCTTGTTCGGGTGAACTCTCTGAAGACAAGAGCTTGATGGCAAATAAATTAGCCTGGCGTTCCAGCTTTCCAGGTGAAAAATAAGAATTCTCCTCCAGAAAGAACCGGTTGATTCCTTTATGCAGGCGGTCATGGCCGAGCTCATGCGCACAAACAAAACGCTGCCACTCCAAAGGAAGCTCATTATGAATCACGATAAATCTTCGTCTAAGCTTCCGGTAATACAAGCCTTTCGTACTCTGTCCAAGGTTCATGAACCGAATATGAATGCCCAGTGCTTTGGAGAGCTCGAAGGGGCTGTTCGTTTTATATTTTTTGATCAACTTATTGATGATCTCATCCATATTCTTCACCCGCGCATAATAATGTATGTGATGTTATTCAACTCTTGCCGCCGCTTGAATCGTGCTTGGGTATAGTTCTTTTGTTCATCTGCTTGGCATCCCAGAAAAGGCCGGTCAGCACATCTTTAATCCGCTGTTTGTCTTCTTTATTCAAGGGAATCCCGTCAAACATAAGCTCCCCGTCATCCTCCAGCATTTTGCGGAAATCCCGCTTATCCTTACTTGTGGCCCATTCGGGAACCTTATCTTCAGCACCGCTCTGCGTATCCTCGGATAAATAGCCTGCATGTTCCATTAGCTCCTCATAAGGGACATCTGCAGCCTCTGCGATCTTGCGCAAGGTAGCTGGTTTCGGCACCCCTCTCCGTCCGTTTTCGATCCGGGAGATCTGCGCACCGCTGATGCCCGCAAGAGAGGCCAGTTGATTGATTGTCAGCCCTTTTTGTTCCCGAAGCTGTCTCAGATAATTGCCGAATTCTTCTGCCATCGTTGATCACTCCTTATCGCCTATTGCTCTATTAATAATAATATAAGCTATTATTGTCAATAGGTAAACATAAAGTAAACAATAATGCCAAAAGGTAATATAAGTCGTCTATCTAAGATAAATCGTGATAATACCTAATTTCTCCTTCTAAACGACCTTATATGGGATTTTACGGAATTGGTAATCAGGTGGTATATTATTGAAAAAGGCGAACAATATACGAACAAGAAGAATTTTACCACATCTCACAGGAAACTTCTGCAATAATCGTCCGAAACCAGCCCAAATGCAAAGGAGTGTATATATGATGATGAATTTATCTTCTTTACCTGAACTGGACCGTCGCCGTACTCAAACCACTATAGAGAGCATGTTGGAGAAGTACCGTATTTTTAAGACGGTTACTTTTGAAGCAAAGGAAGCGGGGATTACGTATTCCTACTCCGAGAGATTTCACGGTCCGACCCATACCATTACTGACCAGACTGCGGCCATCGCCGCTCATAACGTAGATGTTCCTGCCGCAAGAAGAGCCTACTGTGCTGCATTGGATTCTGTAGTGGACAGGCTGGACAAGCGGGAGCAGCAGCTCGTGCGGGAACGCTATATGCGTAGAGATGAGGTATATGATTACACCGTGTACAATCATGTGTTTGATCCGCCGGTCAGCAAGGATACCTATGTTAAAATACGGTCAAAGGCATTCTACAAGATGGCGCTTGCACTGACGGACCTGGGGTTGTTATCGCTCGATTCCCTAATAAAGAACGGTTCATCTATGAAGCAAGAGGAGCTGAAGAACAGGGGACTGCCCAGCGTATATTAAGGGTGTGAGGTGTAAAATAAATAAAACATTGAAGTTCAAAATAGAAAGCGAAGGCTGTATTGTCCGAGGGGATGATGCAGCTTTTTTTGTTGGGGAGGAATGTACCCTGGCAGCCCATCGAAAGGGACTTAAGTTATCACCGCCTAAAAACCGCCCAGAATCCTCTCAATGTTCTCTCTAATCTCGTCCTAATACCAGCTCCATGCGGAAATAAAGGGGGTATGATGTTAGCATGGCAAATGAAGCAGAAGAACACCGCAGGAGCATGAATGCTCCAAGGATTCAGCCTCGTTAAAAAACGAATGATTGATTTTTCGCGGTGAAAGCTTCTTCTGGCACCTGCCACAATACAAAGCGGATATTACTCCTGCAGAGGGGGATATATCCGTTTTTAATTTAAGGGGGGAATACAGGGCTAATTATTAATGGACTTAAAGGTAAATGCCATTGGGTGACCGTGCCAGCAGGGTCAGGAAAGGATGCTTAATATGTCTGTACAACTATTGCGGAATCAGATCAACGCTGCTCTTGGCCGCTACTTTCCGGACGTACCGGTATATGTCAGCGGGGAAAAGCCGCAGGGTGCTTATTTTGAGCCTGGGTTAATCTCGGCAACTCTGGATCGGCAGCGGGAAGGCAGGTATCTGGCGGTCTATCGTTTTGGTATCCGTTATGAACAAGGCAGCCGCTTAAATGCGGAGAATATGGCTGATGGATTAAGTGAAGCTTTGGCTTCAATGGAGCGTGAGGGCGAGGCCTTTCGCGTAATCAGACAGGCTTGGGAGGCAGGCACAGAAGGGAAAGGACCGTTGTTTACGGCTGATTTCATGATCTATCTGCAAACTGCAGCAGTGGAGAGGGTGCCTATGAGACATATGACGGGAGGAGAAAGGCTGAAATGAATACAAATGAAGTTAGTGATACAGCCTTCAGCACAAAGCAGATTGTAAACTCGCTGCACTTTTCCCCGGGGGAAAAAGATGTGTTGAATGTTATTTTGCTGGAGGATCAGAGCTACACGCTGGAAGAAGCAAGAGAGCAACTGAAGAGCTTTTTAACTAAGGAGGTTATCTAATGGCTGGTGGAACATGGACAACGCAAAATAAGGTGCGCCCTGGGGTGTACGTGAATGTAGCATTAAATCAGAGTGCAATTGGCAAAATGGGGACACGCGGCATTACAGCGCTCGCGCTTTCTCTTTCGTGGGGAGCACCGGGAGTCATTACAAAGATTACGGCCCAGGAGGATTTTGAAAAGCTGCTTGGCTACGATTTGGGACATTCCTCCCTGCTGCCGGTACGTGAAGCGCTGAAGCGGGCCAGCACTGTGCTGCTATACCGATTGAATGAAGGCGTGAAAGCAACGGTAACGAATAATGGTCTGCAGGTTACGGCCAAGTACGGCGGCGAGCGCGGGAATGATATCTCTGTAATCATTGAAAAAAATATTGAAAATAATGTTTTGTTCGATGTAAAAACACTTTTGGCTGGAACAGAGCTGGATAAACAAACTGTCGGCGACGCGGATGAACTCGCAGCTAACGATTATGTTAAGTTCCAGAAGAACGGGACTGAGGGCTTGACCCTGACAGCAGGTATACGTCTTGCGGGTGGGGCCAACGGTACAGTAACGAACGCAGCGCATAGTGATTTTCTGGGTGCCCTTGAAGTTCAAGAGTTTCAGACTGTCGGGCTGCTGTCTAAAGACAATTCGCTGAAGGCGCTGTATAGCGCTTTTGTGAAACGGCTCCGGGATATGGAAGGCAAAAAGGTACAGGCTGTAGTGTCTGATTATGCTGCTGCCGGTCATGAGGGCATTATTAGTGTGAAAAATGGGGTAGTACTCAGCGATGGGACTGCAATTGATGGTGAGCATGCGGTTGCCTGGGTAGCCGGTGCCACGGCAGCAGCAGCCGTAAACGAGTCCCTAACTTATCAAGCCTATGATGATGCCGTAGACGCGGATGTGCGCCTCAGCCATTCTGAGACAACAGATGCCCTGCTGAACGGTGAATTCCTCTTCACTTACAGCGGCGGCCGGGCTGTGGTAGAGCAGGATATCAACACTTTTACGGCTTATGCACCGGATAAAGGCAGAGCCTTCTCCAAAAACCGTGTACTCCGTGTGCTGGATGGAATTGCAAATGATCTGAAGTCTATCTTTGAAAAGTACTACATTGGCAAGGTTGCCAATAATGAAGATGGCCGGACATTGTTCTGGTCGCAATGTGCGACTTATATGAATGATCTGCAGAATATCGGGGCGATTGAAGATTTTAAGGCCCAGACGGATGTTGTGGTTGCTGCCGGTACGGACAGTGACAGCATCGTTGTGGATGTAGCTGTAAAACCGGTCGATTCCGTAGAAAAAGTATATATGAAAGTGAAGGTGGTCTAAGATGGCATTTTTGAAGGCTAGCGATACTCTTTCCGGCCAGGAAGGCCGTGCTTATGCTGTAATTGGCACACAAACAGAAGAGATGTTCTATGTAAAAACGCTTGAGGCTACCGTAGAGAAAACAAAAGCGGAAGTGAAAACACTCGGACGCCGGGGGGTGCAGCATAAAGCGACCGGATGGTCGGGCAGCGGCACGATGACGATTTTTTATATGACCAGCCGTTTCCGTCAAATGATGCTTGACTACATGCATACCGGTGTGGATCAGTACTTCGATATCGAGGTTACCAATGATGATCCTTCATCGAGTGTCGGGGCGCAGCGGATCATTCTGAAAGGTGTTAACCTGGACAGCGTGATTATGGCTTCACTGGATACGGAGTCGGATGCGCTGGAGGAAGAAGTCAGCTTTACCTTTGAGGATGTGCAGATTGCCCAGGCCTTTGGCAGCCCTGCACTTCAGTAATAAGAGAAATACAGATCTGAGGAAGAACGGCCCGGACGCGGCAGGCGGCGGGTCTCCTCTCTGTCTGTACGGTAAAACTTAAACCCATAAACTTAAGCAAATGCTTCCGAAGCGAGTTATATTGCGGAGAAGCTCAAGCAGGTAATGCTTCATATAACTTTTAGGAGGATCATCATGAGTGAATTAAGTATGTTTTTTGCGCAAAATGTGGCTTGTGATACAACGGAGGAATTTGTGGTTTCCCAGCGCTTTAAGGATAAAGAGGGCCAGCCCGTGGCCTGGAAGCTGCGCAGCATGACCGAGGATGAGAACCAGGAATGCCGCAAGGCGGCTACCCGTAAGGTTAAAGGGAAAAGTGGGGTGTATACCTCCGAGATTGACCCCAATGACTACATGGCTAAGTTGATGACTTCGAGCGTAGTGCACCCCGATCTGAAAAATGCGGAACTGCAGCGTTCCTATAATGTGCTTGGTGCAGAGGCCTTGCTGCGTAAAATGCTGCTGCCCGGCGAATTCGCTGCACTTGGTGAACGGGTTCAGGCGCTCAACGGCTTCGCCACTGATATGAACGAATTGGTGGAAGAAGTAAAAAACTAATTAATGGAGGCGACGGTGAGGCCAACCTGGCCTACTACGCCCTCCATGAGCTGCATATTTTACCGCATGAACTGATGAAGCTGTCTGCACGCGAACGGGCTGCCATCTATGCGATGATTGCTGTCCGGGTGGAGAAGGAGAAGAAGGATCGGCCACGGAGTAAAGGAAAAAAGAGATAGCAAGGGGGTGAATGAATGGCAAGTGTACAAAATAATATAGCCGGTATACAGCAAATCTCTAATCAGTGGTTAACGGACATTACCAATCAGATCACGACGCAGGTATCGGCCAATATTTCGAACTCCTTTTCGGCCACATTGAACCGGATCAGTATGAAGGTAGTAAATAAACCTGTATATAACATCATTAATGATTATAGTTCTGCTTACACCAGGATTGAAGCTTCCATTGGAGGAGCGGTTCAAGCGCAGGAAAGACTGAACGATGCGGCAGGCCAAGGTACCCAAGGGGCTCAGAAGCAGGCGGGTGCATGGGAGACGCTTACCGGAGTTTTTGAAAAAGCCAAGGGAGTGGCTGAAAAGCTTAAAAGTGTAATGGAAACGGTTCTGGAGCCTGCAGCCGAGCAGCAGAAATGGGAAGATTTGTTTAAGGTGAAAACCGGCAATGACAAAATCGGCACTGCCATGTTCGATAAATTCAAGCAGAAAGCGCTCGAAACCGGACAGGATGTAAACAAGTCCATGGAAAGTGTCTTGTCTTTTTATCCTAAAACCAAAAACACCGACCAGTTGGACACGCTTATGAATTATGCCACTAGGCTCAGTATGATGTCTCCTGAGGGGAAGGACATTGGGGATACTTCTTCAGCGATCACATCTGCCTTTGAGGGGGATTCAGGTGATTTAGCATCTATGCTTCAGGTGGATGAGGAGGATTTGGGTGGGCTTGATCTTGTGGCTGGAACAGGGAATATGAAGGCCTTCCTAAGTACTTTAGGAAATATCATGACTACAGCAGGGATGACCAGCACTTCGCTGCAGACGATGATGGATTCTCCTGTAAACCAATGGCAGGCTCTTTTAGGCAACTATAATAATTCTCTGGCTACCATGGGACAGGGGGCCTTAACGGCATTTACTCCGCTGTTAAGTCTTCTTAACGATGCCTTTGCCAATGGAACCTTCCAGCCAATTATCGACGGCATGTCTATTGGACTGGCGCTGTTGGCTCAGGGATTCTCGGCAGTGGTGCAGGGTGCGCTTTTTCTGTGGAATGTACTCAGCGGTACACTCCCGGTTATTCTACCACTGCTTCTGGGCATTGTCGCCGGAGTAATAGCTTACAGGATAGCCATGGGAGCAGCAGCAATCGCAACTAATATGTCAGCTATTGCTACCGGTATAGCCACTGCAGCACAAGGCATTTATAATGCAGTACTGAATGCGAATCCTATTGCGCTTGTTATTGGTCTGGTGATTGCTCTGATCATTGCCTTTCTCGGGATCGTTTCTGCACTTCAGCCGGTCAGGGATTTTCTTGCCAATATGTTCAGGGCTTTGGGGCAGATCGTAGCCGACTTTGTAGGGTTTACCATTGATCTCTGGACCGGGTTCATCAATGGTATAATTGCTGCTGCCAACTTTCTGCTCGGTGGAATTAATAAGGTAGTTGGAGCCGTCGGGAAGTTTATTGGGATAGAGTCAGAAATTAATCTGCATCTTGAACAGGTGGATAGCAGCCAGTTTAAGCAGGATATCCAAATGGGGATTGAAAATACCTTTGAGGCCACTGCCGACCTGACGCAAAATTTTGACATCAACAAGTTGAAAGAAAAGTTGAATATCGGCGGGAATACTAACAACGAACAAAACTTTAATCAGTGGAACAACAATAATCCGGGTGATAAGTCTAAGCTTCCGGAAACACCTGTTCCCCCAGTAATTCCAGTTACTCCATCTCCTCCAGCTGGTCCAACAGTCCCAACTGGAATGAATATGCCATCTGGTCCAAACGCTTTTCAAAACACAGCAGCACCCACAAATATAAATAGCGTTAATACTGTAGGCTCGGTCGGCTCCATCAACGACACCGTAGACATCTCCAGCGAAGATCTCGAAATGATGCGCGAGCTGGCGGAGATTCAGGCCATTCAGAACTTTGTGGAGCTGACGCCCACAGTGCAGGTGACTACCGGGAACATCAACAATGCCGGGGACATCGATACGATCATCAACAAGATCGGGCAAAAGCTGAATGAGGAATTTGTCTCTACGGCGCAGGGGGTGTATACGTAACGTGGAAGAATACGGTTTTTTCTTGAGTTTTAATGAGCTGGAGGATCTCTTCCGGTTGCCTGTGAATCCGGAGACGCTGGAAATCAAAGAGTCGGGAGACAGCAAAAGCTATACCATTGTCGAGCTAGGTGAAATCAATGCCATTGCCTATCCGAAGCTGACGGAGATCACGATTGAGAGTATCTTCCCGGCGCAGCATTATCCTTTTGTGCTGGTGCGCAGTGAGGGGCCTAACCGGCTGCTGCGGCCTTTTGAATATGTGGAGATGATCCAGAAATGGATGAAGAGCCGCAGGCCGATCCGGTTTGTGTTGTCCGGGGTGAACTTGAAGGGGGAGCAGGATCACTCAGCCGTACCGAATGATTTGGCCTTGAATATGGCCATGAGTATCGAGAGCTTTACTTGGAAGCTTAGCGCGGGCACTTCCGGTGACGTGGAGTATTCACTATCCCTCAAAAAGTACGTGTTCTACCAGGCCAGTCCTGTAAAGATCGTCAAGGGCCAAGTTAAGGCAGAGCCAAAGCGGGCGAGTGATAAAGCGGCCCCCAAAACGTATACGATGAAAGCGGGCGACAGTCTGTGGAGCATTGCCAAGAAGATTCTCGGTGATGGCCAGAAATATAAGGTGATACAGAAGCTTAACGGCATCAAGGACAGTGAGCTGAAAAAGCTCCCCATCGGCAAAGTCCTTAAGCTGCCGTAGGAGGGAAAGCGTATGGAACTGCTGTTGAAAAATAAAGAAGGACTCCTGTGGGATATTGCCGGGATTGTCTCAGATCTCTCCTGGAAGACGTCCCGGGCAGGCAAGCCGGCAACGCTGGACATAACTATTATCGACAGCGGCATCTATCAGCACCCCAAATTTAAGATCAGCAACGGGGATATTGTCCAGTTCCGCAAAGATGGCGTCAATGTATTTTACGGGTTCGTGTTCAGCATTGATACCGGGAGTGACCAGCAGATCAAGCTGACGGCCTATGACCAGATCCGCTATCTGCTCGGCAACGGAAGCTACGTGCTTCAGGATGTTACAGCCAGTGAGCTCATTACAAAAATTGCCAAGGACTACGGATTGAAGACCGGAATGCTTGAAGAAACCACATACCGCATGCCTTCTTTAATAGAAGATGATAAGAAGCTGCTGGATATTATTATGAGGGCTATTGGCGGTGAGCTGGAGAAGAAGGGGCGGCTAATGGCTTTTTATGATGACTTCGGCCAGCTGACGCTGCGGGGAATGGACTCGATGAAGCTTGATCTGGTGCTGGGAGCAGGACATTATCTTTATGACTATTCGCTCAAAAAAAGCATTGATGACGATACCTACAATACGATCTATCTCTATAAGGACAACAAAGAGAACGGCAAGCGGGAGTTCTACCCGGTCAGCGACCCGGAGAATGTGAAACGCTGGGGTATTCTGCATCTCTACAAAAAAGCCGATGACAAGGCGAACGCCGCACAGATTCAAGAGAACGCAGACAACCTGCTGAAGCTGCATAACCGGGAAAAAACAAGTCTTTCCGTACAGGCCATAGGCGATCTGCGGGTTCGTGCAGGCAACCTGATTTATGTGCTGCTGGATGTGCTGGACACCAGGCTGTTTCTGGTGGAGCAATGCAGCCATAAGATTTCTGGCGGGGAGCATACCATGTCTCTTGATATAAAGGTGGTGTAGAAATGATGCTTGATATTATTAAAAAAGCGAGCCTCGGAGCCGTAGGGAGTACGAATCCGGTGGCTTTTTCTTATGGAACGGTTACAGGGACGGATCCTTTGCAGATTCAAGTGGACCAGCGGTTTATTTTGTCCGGCGCTGCTCTGGTGCTTCCCGAATCGGTTATGGAGAGCAAGCTCGAATGGGATGGAAAGGAAATTGTTCTGCGCCGGGGGCTTGAGAAGGGTGACCGTGTCCTGATGGTCCGGGTGCAGGGCGGGCAGAGTTACGTTGTACTGGACAGGCTGGTGGATCCGGTATGATTCCCGTAATTGGAAATGCAGGCCCGATCACCGCACCTCTTGAAGGAGACACCTCCCTGGAGAACACTGAAATGTCCAGTCTGACCTACAGAATGGATTGGGACAAAAAACGAATTACGAGCCGGTTGGACGGCCTTGAAGCTGTACAGCAGGCAGTGGCCAAAATGCTGCGGACAGACCGTTATGAGCATCTGATCTACAGTTCTGATTACGGGACTGAGTGGGGTCTTGTGCTGGGAAAAGACAGGCTGCTGGTGAGAGCAGAAATCAGGCGTATTGTTAGTGAAGCATTGCTTCAGGATGAGCGGATTATCGGGCTGGAGGACACTGAGGTTTCTTTTAACGGAGATAATCTGAGCTTTAACTGCAAGGTTATTACGCAGTACGGGAATTTCGAGCTAAGAAAGGAGATGAGTGAGGGTGTATGAAGATCAGACGTTCGAGGCTCTGCTTGGGCGGATGCTGGACCGGGTGCCATCCAGTCTGGATAAACGTGAAGGCAGCATCATTTATGATGCGCTGGCTCCGGCGGCCGCCGAAATGGCTCAGATGTATATTGAGCTGGATGTAAACAGCAATCTGTTTTTCGCGGATACGGCTACTGGTGAATATTTGGAACGCAGCATTGCCTGGTCGGGAATAACCAGACGTGCCGCAAGCAAGGCCGAGCTCAAAGCAATGTTCTATAATAGCGCGAGTGGACTGCTGGATGTTCCGCTGGGCAGCCGTTTTTCGCTCGATTTGCTGCATTATACGGCGGTGGAGAAGCTGGCTCCGGGAACCTACAGGTTGGAGAGCGAAACAGCGGGGGAGGAAGGCAACCGGTATTTTGGCTCCTTGCTGCCTATTGATTATATTCCTGATCTGGCACGCGGAGAGATAACAGCCCTGCTGATTCCCGGTGAAAATGCCGAGGATGACGAGGCGCTGCGCCAGCGTTATCTGGAGTCGGTCAGACGCCCGTCAACGAGCGGCAACAAATATCATTATATGGAATGGGCGCTGCAAATGGACGGCGTAGGGGGAGCGCGGGTTTTTCCGTTATGGAATGGACCGAAGACGGTGAAAGTGGTCATTGTGGATGCCGCCAAGCGGCCTGCCTCAGAACTGCTGGTGTCCCAGGTGCAGCAATATATCGATCCTGTCTCTGGACAGGGTGAAGGCCAAGCACCGGTGGGTGCGGTAGTGACTGTGGCGGCTGCAGCCGGGAAAAGCATCAGCGTGAGCGCCAAGGTTACACTTGCTTCCGGTTATAGTCTGCAGGCGGTAATCGATGCTTTTAAGGAGATCCTGGAGAAATACCGCAAGGAAAAGGCCTTTACCGCGTCCTATATCAGCCAATCTGTAATAGGTTCACTGCTGCTGGATACAGAAGGCGTTGTCGACTATAGCGGGCTGAAGCTGAACGGCGTAACGGGCAATGTCACTCTAAGCGAAACGGAAGTGCCGCTGTTCAGCAGCGTCGTGCTGGAGGTGTAGGGTGATGGGATACCCGCAGCAGATCGATGAATTTACGGACAAGCTGAACAAAAAAGCAAACGGCGGCAGCTATGTTGTTGAGGAGAAACTGTTGCTTACAGATGGGGTTTACAGCGGTCTGCTCGCGCATGACAACATTAACAACCAGAGCATTGCGGTGTACACAGGTTCTCGTTACAGCGGAGTGGAGCTGCGGAATTTCTCAGTTTCTTTTCCGGATGAAACGCCTTGGCGGAGGATGATTAAGATTTTTGCCGAGGTTCCTGAAGTCTATGTCACTTATGAGACACCGGGCGATACTGTGGAAGCCGATGACATCAATGTCCTGCAGTGGGGGCTGACTGCTGCCCAAAGGGAGCTTGAACGCTACAAGGCAACGGGACGCATAGACGGAGGATCTTTTAGAAGAGAGGTGTAAAATGGCACAAACCATTCAAGTAAAACGCGGCACCCGGGCGGAGCTTGCTGCTTATGGAGTTCTGCAGGCGGGCGAGATGGGCTTCTGCACAGATACCAAGGAAGTCTATATTGGTGACGGCACCTCCAACTCCATGGTGGGCCGGGCGATGTCCGGTCCGGAGGCTTCACGTCCGGCAGCCGCTTCTGCGGGGCGGGTATACATTGTAACCAGCGGAACGAACAGCGGCTATTTGTATTTTGACGATGGCGCGGCCTGGCGCCGGATCAATGTGCAGAAGCTGAGTGATCTGACAGGGTCAGTGGACGAGGTTGCCGATGGGGCAACCTATGCCAAGGTACTGAAGGCAGACATCACGGCAGGACATGTAAATAAGGTCTCTGACGGCACAAATATCAAAACTGCAGCTGAGATCAAAACCCATATCGACGATGCGTCCAAGCACCGTGTAATCAATGATGCGGGAACGGCTATTACCGATCTGTGGTCAGCACAAAAAATCAGGAATGAGATCGAGCTGGCCAAGCATAACATCGAGCCGCAGAGTTCAGTGAAGGACCAGAATCTGGACGTTCCCCCGGCGAGTCCTGCGGAGGGCGACCGTTACATTATTCCTGCGGCGGCAACAGGCGTCTGGACGGGCAAAACCAGTCAAATTGCCGAGTATCAATCTGCGGCATGGGTGTATTATACACCAGCTGTGGGCTGGACGGCTTATGTTGACGATGAGCAGAAAGTCTACAGCTGGAACGGCAATGCCTGGGTTCGTACGGGCGGAGCATTACAGACGATTACAGCCGGCAATGGCCTTACCGGGGGCGGACAAGGCGATTCAGTGACACTGAACATTGGTGCAGGCTACGGGATTGGTGTGACGGCCGATGCGATTGCAGTGACCGCCGGTAAAGGGATCACCGTCGATGCGAACGGTGTAGCGGCCAATGTAGATGGAAGCAGCATCGTATACGACACAGTTAATGGCAACCGGCTGATGGTGGGTGCTATTGACGGCGGCACATTCTAGGGGGCGAAGATAATGGCTCTGAAGACTTTAATTCAAATCCGCCGCGGCCAAGAAAGCGCACTGGGAACTCTTGCTGTTGGCGAACTCGGGTTCTGTACCGATACAGGCAAGCTCTACATCGGTACGGGCACTGTCAATAAACTGCTCGTAGCCTCACAAAGCACCGGTGATATGCTGAAAAGCATCTATGACACCAACAACAACGGCAAAGTGGATTACGCGCAGGCGGCAGATACCGTACCTTGGTCAGGGGTAGACGGGAAGCCGGCGGTGTATCCGCCAGCGGCTCATACGCATGAGTACATGCCTAAAGGCCCGCTGAGCTGGAATCAGCTTAAAGGGGTGTAACTATGACCTATGGCGAGAATTTGTACGGGACCATAAGCTATTCTTCTAGTCCCACGACACAAGATGGGCCGGAATTTAGCAAGCCTGACCTGATGAAATACCTGCCGGAGTATTATCAGGGTGTACTTGAGATGGAGCAGATCCAGGATAGCCATGCTGCGGAATGCGGACAGCTGGCCTATTCGATAGAGGATTCAGCATTGCAGACGAATGTGGAGTCGGCAACCTGGGGGCTTGCGCGCTGGGAGAAGGTGCTGGCCCTGACCACGGACAATACGAAATCCTATGCCGCCCGCCGGGAAATGATCAAGGCCAAGCTGCGCGGAAGCGGGACCACTACGCCGGAGATGATCCGGCGGACGGCGTCCGCTTTTTCCGGAGGGGATGTTCAGGTTGTGGAGGTGCCGGGAGCGTACAGCTTTGAGGTGCGTTTTGTAGGGACGCTGGGCATCCCGGAGAACATGGCAGGGTTAATCCAAATCATAGAGGAGATTAAGCCTGCCCATCTGGATTATAAGTTTGTGTACAGCTATACCTGGTGGAATTCGCTGAAATCACTCACCTGGAATGCTGCGCACGCCAGAACATGGAATGAATTAAGAGTATACGAATAGGAGTGTGAACTATGCAGACTACGGGCAATTTGGGGCTGAAAAAGCCGGATGGCACAGATATAGTTGATATCGCCGATTTGAACGGCAATATGGATGTTTTGGATACTGCCGTTAAAAATGTGCAGGATCATGCCGTGGATACGGTAAAGCATATTACAGCGGCGGAACGCACCGCTTGGAACGCTAAGGCTTCCACGGCTGCAGCCACTGCCAGCGCTGCCGGACTGATGGCCGCAGCGGATAAGGCAAAGCTGGACGGTGTAGCGGCCGGAGCCAATAAATATGTACATCCCAATCATACCGGGGATGTGACCAGCACAGGGGATGGGGTTACCGCGATTGCTCCCGGGGTTATTGTAAACGCGGATATTAACGCGGCTGCGGCAATCGATGCAACCAAGATCGGTACAGGCGTTGTATCAAATGCGGAGTTTGGGTATTTGGATGGGGTGACCAGCGGGATACAGGGACAACTCAACAGCAAAGCGCCTCTGGCGACAACCCCGCAGCAGACGACAGCGGATATTACCTACTATGTGCGTACGGATGGGAACGATGGTAATAATGGATTGGCGAATACGGCGGGTGGGGCGTTTAGGACGATAAACAGAGCCTTGAACGCAATTCCAAGAACTGTGAACCACAATGCATCTATTTTCGTTTCCACCGGAACATACAGTGAGGCGGTAATTGTTCAAGGGTTTTCGGGAACGGGAACCGTTGCGTTAACTGGCGCAGCAACAGCGACAAATACCCACAACGTTACTGACGGAGTTACTTCAGCAAGAAACACATGCCGCGTCCATATTTCAGGCTTCAGAAGTACAACAACGACCACGCATGCGTTTTATGTAATCAACACAAATGAAACATTTTTCCAGTATTGCACGGCAGATGTAGGCACTTCGCAATTTGCGGTTTATGTAGAATCAGCAAAAGTATATTGTGCCAATTGCATAATTACAGGTAGAAGTAACATAGCCGTGTATGCTCATTTAAATGGTGAAATATTTATGCAAGATTGCAGCGGGTCAGCTAACAGCATAGGTCACCAAGCTTCATATGGCGGAAGAATCCACATAAGTGGAACTTTTATAGGTTCCACTAGCAAGAAAAAAACGTCCGAAGGTGGTTTCGTCACTGACGGACCAGGTGTCGCCAATCCATGGGGAGATAACACGACGCAGTATAGGACGGCTGTAGCTGGTGCTCTGGCTACTGCGGGGCAAGCGGTTAGCACGGGCGTATTCACGAAAATCAATTACGGCATTGAATATATTGATTATTTAGGTGAGTGGAATCAGTCAACAGCCACATTTGTTCCGCAGCAATCGGGGCAATACCAACTTTCAGCCGTGATTTCTATTCCGGGTATGCCCGGCGGGTATTGGGCACAAGTGTCCGTCTTTAAAGATGGCACAGAAGACCAATGTATTGCCAGAAACATGAACTCAAACATGAATGATTTGATTGTATCCGGTAGCATAACAACGGATTTAGTAGTGGGACATTCGTACCATTTTGGGGTTTATCATAATGCCTTAGCAAGCGTCAACCTGTCCACTGACGGACATTACTGTCATTTTAGAATAGTTAGAGTTTCATAACACGGAGGGGATAAAATATATGAACATAGCACAGGCAATATTATATCTATACCCAAACGCCGACCCAATGAGGGACTTTATGGTACAAGACAACGGTCCAGAACCCGCCCTGCACCCCGGAGCCGAAGAAAAAAGCCGTGTCCGTTACGAGATCAAGCCGCCGGAAGAAGGCGAGAAACCAGTAGAGGGCGTCCATTATCGCTATGGTATCGACTACAACCTACTCACCGAGGGTGAAGATTACGATATCGTAGAGCGTGGACCCTATATCGCAGTCTGGAACCTGGATAAGCCCCAGCCGACAGAAGCCGAGCTGCAAGCCGCTTGGGAAGCCTACCAGGAAGCCGAAGCCAACAAGCCGCCGGAACTTACTGAGCTTGAACAGCTCCAAAAGGAGAATCTTCTGCTGAAGTCGCAAAACAATGCTCTGTCCGAGCGGGCTGACTTTATTGAAGATATCATTGCAGAGATGGCAATGAGGGTCTATCAGTAACAACCAGCCTGTTCTATGTGGTTGAAGGTCAAAATGGGAAGAAGGTGATTTTTAATGACTATGTTTTTTGCTCAACGTGTAATCTTGGGAAAGACCAAGTTCGCTGAAGTTCCGGCAACATTGAAAGATGGCGTAAAAGAAATCCTGGTGGATAACGGACTTGCGTATCTGGCCAAAGCAGAATAGATAAACGCTGGCGCCCGCTGTGGCGTTTTTATTTTGCCCCCGGGACCCGGGGGTTTTTGTGATTCAATATATAATGAACTTGAAATATGAATAAAAAGGTAGAAGTGCGGAGGAGAAGTTTGGAACTGGAAGATCGGTAGCGTCCGCCTTTGTCTGCCGATTTCCACCGCGAACAGCGGTATACATTCAAGAAATTCTGTAGACAACAGCGGCCGGAAGTCCAAACATTCCCCGCAGTTACGACCAGACCTAATATGAAAATCTAAAGTTCAATCTACTAAAAAGAAAGGGGTGAAACAATGAACAGCAACGATATTGCAAACTTGGAGAAAATTCTTCCCCTGGCTGATAAATATGGGCTGGCTTATATCGTGGCCCTGATCCTGCTGGTGATTGTTCTGGTGCTTTTGCGCTCGATTGTCAAAGGGAATCTGGTGCCGCGTGAACTGCTTGAGCGGGCTGAAGAAGACCGGGACCGTCTGCAAAATATTCTGGATAAAGAGCGCTCAGATTTCATGGCACCCACGCTTGAAGTGCTGCAGAGACTGAAAATTGACCACACGTCAAGCGGTGTGAATGTATCGAATGAAGAAGATCGGGGAGGATAACGTGCTGAGTAGATGGATCAAACGATTATCGCCCCTGCACCGGGAAAAGGAAAGGGAGCTGACCCAAGCCTCGGCCCGGGTAATGTTCTCTATCCTTCGATATAAGGACGTATCCAAAGAGATTCAGGAGGAAATCCAAAATAACGGATTTGCCGAATTTCTAATCTATGATCGGGGTGTCAACAATGGGCGTAATTGATGTTTTGCTGTTAATTGCATATTCGATGTCTTTGATTTGTGCGCTGCTGCTGATAGCTGCGCTTTTTTTGTATTTTCGCAGACGTCTGCGGGCAAAGGCGGTCAGCCTGTTTATGGTGGCAGCCTTTTTCTTTCTGAGTGCCTACACCGTCCAAATGGCAATCGCCTTATGGATTCGCTTCACCGCAGTGCCTGGAGCAGGTGCTGTGCTGGCATCACTCCAAACAGAGGCCTTGGCGGTTGCCCAGACCGGAACCACAATTGGGCTGCTCATCCTAACCTTATTGGTGTTCACGAAACGTCAAGATTTGTTCATTGTTCTCCAGGAGGGCAAGAAGGGAGGAGCAAGCCATGCTGACCCTGACACAAATCAGTAATAAATCCGCTCCCCGGCTAATCGGCCTGCATCCCGTCGTACTCGCAGCAGTGGGTGCTCTAATCGAACGCTGTTACGCCTGCGGTGTCCCGATCCTCATTACGCAAGGGCTCCGGACGTCTGCTGAGCAGGATGCGCTCTATGCTCAAGGACGCACGAAGCCGGGAGCGATTGTTACCAATGCCCGGGGAGGACAGAGCTACCACAATTATGGCTTGGCGGTTGATTTTGCATTGCTGCTGCCGAATGGCTCAAGCGTGTCCTGGGACATGGCGCGCGACGGAGACAATGATCAGACAGCGGATTGGCTGGAGGTGGTGCAGCAGGCTAAGCGGCTGGGTTTTGAATGGGGTGGAGACTGGACGAGCCTGAAGGATTATCCCCATTTTCAGATGAGCTTCGGATTGACGCTTTCCAAGCTGCGAGCGGGAGCACAGCCTTCAGTACAAGCGGTGGAAGCGGCGTATAAGCTAATCAACGGAAGGACTAAGGAGGAACAGAATCTGAATAGTGATGTGATTACAATAGTAAAAGTAAATGGCGCAAAAATAGCCGACGGCCGATTAGAGAACGGTGTAACTTATGTGCCGGTACGTGCTGTAGCGGAAGCCCTTGGAGCTTCGGTCGGATATGACTCGGTTACCCGAACCATTGAGATTACAAGTGGCCGCTAGAATAACCGCAGCTGTATATTATGAATAATCAGCAATACTTACCCTGAATTGGAAACATTAATATATTTGAGCGGTAAACGCGAAACTTAAAGGAGTGATTTTTATGATCCAAACTGGTATTCTGGATAATGTATTGGCTTTTGCATCGGTATTAGCGGTATTTACACTTGCCTTGGTGCAGTTGATCAAAAATAATATCAATCTTCCGCGCAATGCGGTGCCTTTTATCGGACTTGGGATTGGGCTGCTCATAGGGGCTGCTGCGTATCCTTTTACCGACCTGGGGCTTACGCTCCGGTTATGGTCAGGGGGACTTGCCGGATTATCCGCGACAGGTTTATTTGAATTAGCCTTCAATGACCGCCCGGGAACCACTTCAAAATGA